ATCCACCCGAGGGTACCACAATATATACTGGCGAATAGGGTTCGATCCCCTCCGCTGGTACCAATGCCCTGCTGGACAAATTGGTAAAGTCATCTCTCTCAAAAGGAGAAGTTCTCCCTGTTCGAATCAGGGGCAGGGTACCAAAATATATTTTAGCAAGATAGCCAAAATATGTAGACACACATAGTAATCTATACTATAATAGACACATACTAAGAAACAATGGCTGGGTGGCAGAGTTACTTATGCAACTGATTGCAAACCAGTTTTAGGTAGGTGGAAATCCTACCCCAGCCTCCATTTTTAGGATCGGTTCAGCAACTCATAAATTACTATGAACTGCTTACATACATGTCAATAACTGGAGCCGAAAGGCTTTGAAGGTTACGGGCATATATGCGTGTAAGATAGAGGAGTTTCGATTAATCTCCTCGATAAAAACAAAAAGTAGACAACGATCCTGTTAAAGTATTCTTAGGATGGATACAGCAACTTTTACTATAACTGAAGGCCCTTTGGGCTAGGCTAGTAGAATACTAGATATTGCTTGTAGAAACAAGATAGTAGTCGGTATAGAAAAATCCGAATAGACTAATGGAACTTGAACCGATATACTGGGGATGGGGATTAGTCGATAAACTTTTACCGTTCCGACCATCCTGTTTGAAATTAAAAAGGTTAATTTCAGCATCTAATTTTTATTGCAAACAAAAAGCCCAAAAGGCGTTAACCTGAAAGGACACAAAATGTCAACATTCGTAGAAGCAGTAGCTAATCAAGAAGCCCGTACCGCTAATGGTATGAAGGCACGTAAGTCCTCAGCAAATGCTGTAGTAGACTTGTTTTATAATATCGGTGCTAGCCGTGGCAAGGACATTGTTCCTGCATTTACAGCCGCTTATGTGGCTGATCGCGAACTAGCACTTCGTATCGCACTATGGGCACGTGATGCTCGTAGTGGCGCAGGTGAACGTGACTTGTTCCGTTCTATCCTAAAGCACTTGGAAAAGACTGATAAGGATGCCGCATTGGCTCTTTTGAAGAAGGTTCCAGAATTGGGTCGTTGGGATGACATCTTTGTCTTTACTGACAAGGATTTGAAGTCAGCCGCGTATACTATGCTAGGCAACGCTCTTCGTGAGAAGAATGGCTTAGCCGCAAAGTGGACTCCTCGCAAGGGTGAAGTTGCACGTGAAGTGCGTGAGTTCTTCGGAATGTCACCAAAGTTCTATCGTAAGAGCCTTGTGGCACTTACTAATGTCGTTGAAACACAAATGTGTGCCAAGGACTGGGACAACATCAACTTTAGCCATGTGCCATCAGTAGCGGCTAGCCGTTACAAGAAGGCATTTAACCGTAACACTACAAAGTTCGCTGAGTATGTTGCGAGTTTGGTTAAGGGCGACCCAACNGTAAAGGTAAATGCTTCGGCAATTTTCCCTTACGATGTCTTGAAGGGNGTTAGCTATGCTAACTTCTCTAAGACAGAAACTGACCACATTATCGCACAATGGGAGGCTTTGCCAAACTATGTGGGTAACGCTAACATTCTACCATTGGTAGACGTTAGTGGCTCTATGGGCTCGCCAGCTGGCAAGAACACTTCGGTGACTTGCATGGACGTGGCAGTTTCACTAGGTTTGTACTTGGCTGAAAAGAATCAAGGTAAGTTCAAGGACACGTTCTTGACTTTCAGTGACAAGCCAGAACTATTGACCCTAAAGGGTAATGTAGTTCAAAAGATGGCCCAAATGGTTAAGTCCGACTGGGGCATGAGTACTAACCTACACGCGGCTTTCAGCAAGATCTTAGATGTTGCTGTTGCAAATGAAGTGCCACAAAGTGAAATGCCAGAAATGGTTTTGATCCTAAGTGACATGCAGTTCAATGCTTGCGTAAAGCATGACTCTTCAGCAATGGAGATGATTGAACGTAAGTTCAAGGCCGCAGGCTATAGTGTGCCACAAGTTGTTTTCTGGAACTTGAACGCTAGCGATAACGTTCCTGTTAAGGCAGACAAGTCAGGTGCCGCACTAGTGTCTGGTTTTAGCCCAGCTATTACCAAGGCATTGCTAGCCGCAGACATGGATGAATTCACACCAGAAGGCATCATGTTGAAGACTGTAATGAGCGATCGTTACAACTTCTAAACAGTTTAGTTGGGTGTACTGTAAAAACACCCACACCAATTTATAAACCCTGACTAGTGCAGGGTTTTTCTTTGCTCTTGTAGTACAATGGTAGTACACTGACTTGGTACGTCAGTAATTCAAGTTCGATTCTTGACTTGAGCACCAAGAGATGTTATAATAAATTTAACTGGCTATAGTATAATGGATAATACAATGAGCTTCTACCTCATGAATGTGGGTTCGATTCCTGCTAGCCGGACCAAACACAATGTTACTTATAAGTAACGTTATGCACCTAATATCTACAAAATGTGTATTATAAGTAACATTATGCGGGCTTTGGTGAAATGGATATCATGCTTGTCTTCGAAACAAGCGGTGTGGGTTCGATTCCTGCAAGCCCGGCCATATAAAGGTTGACAAAAGCAAGGTAAGGCTATATAATATACACATGTTAAGAAATTAACACATGTTCTTTTACAATTTAAATTTAATTTGCTCCCATCGTCTAGTGGCCTAGGACACCAGCCTTTCACGTTGGGTACACGAGTTCGAATCTCGTTGGGAGCGCCATTAATTGTTAGTATTTGGCAGGTATCGCATATGGACGCATACGCTACACGACATCCGCTGGCATGGCGCGAAGTCTGACATAACTGCTGTTAGATGCTGTGGAACTGTTAGCGCAGGACTCCTAAATAGACACGTTCGTTATAGACGGCAAGTGCTAACAATTAATGTAGATATGCCCTGGTGACGGAATTGGTATACGTGCTTGTCTTAGAAGCAAGATTCTGGGAGTTCGAGTCTCCCCTGGGGCACCAAATTATAGCGGGATGGAGAAGCGGCATCTCAGGAGTCTCATAAGCTCCAGTCCCTGGTTCGATTCCAGGTCCCGCAACCAAATAATGGAAACGTGGCAGAGCCCGGCTGATTGCACCTGTCTTGAAAACAGACGAACAGAAATGTTCCGTGAGTTCGAATCTCACCGTTTCCGCCAATCATGCTTGCTAAAGTTTAACTACACTGGAGAACAGTAAACTTCCGATGAAACCGGTCGAAGGAAGAACCTGCCAGGAAGATACGGAGTTAAACAGTCAGGTTCGAATCCTGTGGCGAGCACCTTATATGGGTCTTTAGTATAATGGCAGTACTGCGGTCTCCAAAACCGTTAGTGGGAGTTCGAGTCTCTCAGGACCCGCCAATTTTAACTTAAAACTTGCGTCAAATCATAAATACTATGAGGAGATTTATTATGCACAAGCAAAATAGAAAAGAGTTGTATAAACAACTTCCGCAAGATACTAAAGATAAAATGGCATGGAGTAAAGGAAAAGTCCTAACTCCTAATGAAACTATTTTTACAGAAAATAGTCATTACTCAAATGAGTTAGTAAAGCAACGAATTGTAAGTCAATCGTTGTTGGAGTATAAATGTGTTAAGTGTAGCATAGATACTTGGCAAGGAGAAAGCATTGTCCTTGACTTGGATCATATTAACGGAAACAATTTAGACAACAGATTAACTAATCTAAGATTTTTATGTCCTAACTGTCATAGTCAAACTGATACGTATAAAGGTAGAAATAAAAATACTGGCAAGATTAAAATAAGTGACGAACAGCTATTGACAGCTTGGAATAAAAACAGTACAATAAGACAAACGCTGATAGAAGTGGGCCTTGCTCCAAAAGGTGGTAACTACGAGCGATTGAAAAGATTAATTGCAAGTGTGGAGAAATAGGTATACTCAGCGGGCTTAAAACCCGCCCCCGATAAAAAGGGATGCCGGTTCGACCCCGGCCACTTGCACCATAATAAAACCTTTACATAAAGGAGATGCAGTATGAGCAAGCAAGAAGACACTATTGCCAAGGCATACGGCAATGTTCCTAAAGAAGTTGGAATTAATTTTGATATTAGTTTTGTGCCAACTTGGCGTGGTATAAAATACTACTGGCATAAATTAATACGTAAAGCAACAAGATAAAAGAATTTGGAGACGTGGGTGAGCTGGTTTAAACCACCTTCCTGCTAAGAAGACGTACGGGCCAAAACCTGTACCGAGAGTTCGAATCTCTCCGTCTCCGCCAAATATAAAAAGGAAATATATGGAACTGAAACCAGGTAAGACGTTTGTATTAAGTAAGACAACAAAACGTATGATTGCATTAATGAAAGGCTCTACAGCTGAACAACGTAACCAATTTAAGCGTATGATGATTCAAGCTGAATTAGCGGCGGCAATTGTACCAAAAACTGAGAAGCGTGATCGTAATGCGCCACGTGGTACTACATCTTATGTAACAAATGATACTGGTACAGCCAGTACAGCAGAATAAATGGTTTATTCCCCAGTAGCTCAGTTGGTAGAAGCGTGGCACTGTTAATGCCAATGTCGTACGTTCGAACCGTACCTGGGGAGCCAATATTTGGGGGGTGTAGCTCAGCTGGGAGAGCATCTGCTTTGCAAGCAGAGGGTAGCGGGTTCGAGTCCTGTCACCTCCACCAAGATCACCCTTACACACGGTGTACAATAGGATAAGTAGTGTGTATAAAATTTGCCCCTTTAGCTCATCCGGTAGAGCAACTGATTTGTAATCAGTAGGTGGTCTGTTCGAGTCGGACAAGGGGCACCAGGTTAATTTAGATGATAGCAGATATAAAAGATTTTATCGGTGTGTTTGATGATGCAATTAGTGTAGATCACTGTAATGCATTTATCGACATTTATAAAGATTTAGATCTTAAAGGTCTAGCCGGAAGTCGACAACAGCTCGATAATGCTCCGAGAGGTAAAAAGGACGGTGATCAGATTTTTAATCTTGACATTCCTGGTCACATATTTGGTTCTATATCTCATAGCTTTATAGATATTTTTAATCAGCAGATATATGCTACCTATATTGACAAATATCACACTTTGCAAGATATGGACCCGCATGGCGTTTTTAATTTTAAAATGCAAAAAATTGATATTGGACAAGGTTATCATATCTGGCATCATGAAAATGGATCGAGATCGAGAATTAATAGTTCAAGATTTTTAACTTTTATATTGTATCTCAACGATGTAGCAGAGGGAGGTGAAACAGAATTTTTGTTTTACCCTAGAAGAGTACAACCAAAAGCAGGACGATTACTTTTGTTCCCAGGTGCGTTTACACATTCGCATCGAGGCAATCCTCCGTTAAGCAATACTAAGTATATCATAAATGGTTGGATAGAATTTTAGAACCCCGCGTTAACTCAGCGTAATAGAGTTAGGTAATTGCTACACCTTAATAGCACGGTGCATTGGATCTTACCGCAAGGCTTGTTTAAAGCGACTTGAGAAATCACAAAGGCGGGGACGCTATCCCGTCTAAATGGAAAAGAACGTGGACAGAGTAACAGCTCAGTCTAGGGCCCTTGTGGTGAGGGTAGCTAGACACTTTAATCAAATACATTTAACTT